AAGCAACCGATCGAACGGTTGATTATCATACAGCAATATTGAATAGCTCTCGTCTGGGATTAGTAACGACGCATTAGTGCTAGTCGGTGTTGGCTTCTCTACGTAGAATTGCAGCATCGACTTATCACTATAGCCCGCGAGACGATATACCAGTCTAACGTCTAGGTTATCTAGTGTTGTGGTAATCTCAGTAGTCGCATCAATGCCTTGTTGCTTCTCATAGTCAACAATCCAATTGATGTAGCTAGTCTTTGCAGTGCCATTGCCGTAAACTTCTATGTTGCTAGGTATGAGATGGCTTCTGTCGTTGAACAGGTACTGATTAAATTCTGCATTATACTTGTAGTTGTCTAGGTCTACGCAAAGATTATAGAACTCTGCCGGACGAGTTAATGCAAAAATTCTTGTTAGGTCGAACGGGAAGGTTGAGCTACGGCGATAGCTTAGCTCAGCAGGACCGTCGTCTCCTACAACCCAATCTTTATTAAAAGTGCTTGGGTTGTAGTTACTGACTATTACTTTGAATGGTGACAGCAAGTCACCGTTCGAATTTACAGGAATGACAGCAGACAATCCCGGACGAGCTACTAGTGGATTGATGTAGGGGTCGCCGTTGTTCCAAATCAAGCCTTGCTCTAGATCATTCCAGAGAATGCCGTTGTCACTAGTGTATGGTGCCGGACCGTAGCGTGAAGTCCACCAAGTTGGCATGATAGTAAAGCCAAGCATTTCCCAAGGAGTTGTGTCTGGAGTAGTAGTGTCATAGTAATACTGATACACACCTCTCCAATAACCCTGAAGGATAGGACTATTGTCTAACTTATTTGAAGAATTTGTATAGTTGTAAGTAAATTCATTTACTCTTGAGAAGTACTGTGTTTTGTAATCAATACGATTTTGACCAATCCAGTTTAAGAACTGAGTTGAGTAAATTCTTAAGAATTCATCCCATGAATAAGTAGGAGTTCTAAAGAAGCCCGGAACAACCTCGTATCGTGTGATAGGTGTTTCAGTGCTTAGTTTGAGATTGTTATAAACTCTCTTTTCAAATTCTAGCAATGCCTGGTCTCTGAAGTCAACAAGAATATCAAATTCAGGAATATAATCACCATACAACTTAGTATATGAACCGTCGTGTCCAAGAATGAAATATGTTGGGATCAAATAGTTAGAGTCAAGGATTACTTGAGGAATGTACTTAGGATAGATGCCTAACTTAGTTGGTGTATTAGGAACATATGATCCATAAGTCTGATTGTATTCTCTAATAGTTACTATGTCTCCGTCTTGCATTGGAATAGTGATAGTAAGTGTAGGCGAGTCTGTACTAACCACATACTCTGTACCAATAAGTAGTTGCTTTTCAACAACGATGTTGTCAACCGCACGACTTATGTATACAAGAACACCATTGTAGTTTGCAGTCTCAAAGTTGTACACATGACTTAGTGGATATTGTGATCTATCTAAATCGTTGTTGAATACATAGGAGTTGCTAATGTACGAAGACTTGTTTGGCAACATGTCTGACCAGAAGAACGCATTGATCTGGCTCTTCGCCGCCGTGATTTGATCCAGTGCTTCATCTAGAATTTCTGCCGGAGTATAACGCTGCTCGTATGGAGTGTTCTGAACTGTATCTACCAACAGTTGCTTGTACTTGACATATTCACGAGAGTTGAATTGCAACGCATTAAACAGATTGTACTGTGGATTACGTAAGAATGTTCCTGGTAGCACGAGTGATGCACTATTTTGAATGATCTTGGTGCCGTATGGATTTAGGTTGCCGCAGTCTCTAAAGTTGTTTGGACCAAAGATTGTTCCTGTTGTATTGGGAGCATTGATGAAAATATCTTGATACTGAGTTCTAATATCACCGGTGTTTACTGTAGTTAGGTCTGTATTAAGTGGATTGTTACTTAGGTTGAGAGGAACTTGATAGTAGCCAACCTTACTGACTTGATCACTCAGCAATAGTACCTGTACCACAGTGTCTTCGTCGATTTGTGTGAACAATTGTATTGTAGTCGAGTTGGTGCCGATCTCTACCGAGTAATCAGAAGGTTCTTGATATACGTTATTGATATATACCTTAACTCTTGGCCAACCCGTCTCATTTGGTTGAAGTGCCGACAGTGCTGCGATATCGCATATAAAAATATACGCCGGTGCAGTCAGCGAGAAATCAAAATTGAAGATTTGATATTGCTGACTAGGTGCAATCGCAGTTTCCCAACCTAACAATCTAGTGTATGAAACATCAGATGTTATATTGTAAACATAACCAGTATTAACTTTTTGATTGAATGGGTTACCGCCGGAAACGTATGAGAATGTGTCGGAGTTCAGGGAGACATCAAAACTAACGTCACCTTGGTTAGATACGGAACTATAACGAATTGGGAAGCCCAACACCGGGTCCTTTGTGCCTGACCCTAATGTGTAGTTGAATAATTTACAACCAGTAAAGGTCGTACTTGGGTATACGATAGGATCACTGAAGCTGACACCGTTTCCATCTAAGATGTCGAATTCGGGAGCTTGGTTTAGTTGTGTCTTCTGTTGTGATTGCATCCAGTCGATGCCGTCGAACCAATAACTCAAGCCGGAGTTTGCGTAACCGCGTGTTATTACAGTTTGTGTATCAGGAGCAACAATGCCGTCTTCAGCAACGATAAGAGTGATGACTGGTTGTGTTGACGGTGCGACTACTGAGAAGTTAGAAACATAAATCTTGCTTCGTACGGTGACATCATTGTCAGCAGCAAAGATTACACGAGCGCCGGGGAACAATCCATAATTGTTAACAGTGGTATCACTGGCATAAAGAATTGCAGTAGATGTTCCTGCAATGTTTTGCGGAATAGCCCAGCTTACTGTTAAAGTTAATGTATCGGTTCCTGAAATGTTAGTGATTTGTGTATTGGCTGGAAGCAACGCAGTAGAGTCTGCGATGAACATAAAATTCGTTAGTGTGCCGGTCAATGCAGCAGCAGCTACTGTTATAGTAGTTGAGGTTGCTAATGGTACTGCGAATCCGTTTCCTGAGCCTGCGTTTTCGCACACGAAGATGCTGCCTACCGCATAGTTGCTGTCAACCGTTCCGGCTACTGCGTTCCAGTCTGTAGTTGTACCGTATGTGCTAATCTGATATGTTACACCTGCTACAAACGAACCTGCTGCTATCGGAGTCACCGAAGTAGCATTGATGGTTGCAGTTGCAGTAGAGTATGTCTGCACATCAGGGTAATATGCGAGTGATCCAGGAACAGTTGACAATGCGTCAGTGTTGGTAGTGTCAATGAAGTCTACCGGATCTTTACCTACTGCACCGGAATTGAATAATTTTAAGTTTGGATAAAACTCAATGATAGGTCTTGCGGCTTTATGAGAAATATTCGCATATGTTGTTACAATAGTAGGATCGTCGTTGTATCTTGCAGTTGCAGTGATTACATCGATGTGGAACCAGCGGTTACTTCTTGCCCATGCATTCTTATTAATTGAGTTACGTGCAATGGTAACATAGTCAGCTTGAACAGGAATATCAAGGCTGATATCCCAATTTCCGATATCCCAATCCAAGATGTCCCATGCGATGTATTCGCCTTGGCTAAACTCTTCCGGCACTACAAGTGTTTCAACGGGTACCAGTTCAATTGAGGTTCCTACGCCTTGGACATAGTATTCACCTGTAAGATAGCTTGTAGGGATTACATCGCCGTTGAAACTTACCTTTAGTCCATTAGTAAACACAACACCGTTAGGAGATGTGTAATTTGTGCGACCTAAAATTTGTGTCTCGACATTGATAGTATTATTCAAGTTATCTTCGATGAGACGAATAACACCTACTTTATTTGGATTATCTCCGTCTTGATAGTACAGTACATCAAGGGGTGCGCTAATATACGGAATCAGTTCTAGGTTGTTAGAAGCGTTAAGATAGAAAGGTATGTTATTCCATTCCGTGCCGTAAACTGGCAAGATGCGAGTGTCTGCGGGAATTGCCCCGTCTGGAATCAATCTTATGATTGGGTCAGCCGGATCGCCGATATACGTAACTACAAAGAATGTGTTTCCTACATTTACACTAAACCCGTCTTCATACAGACCTTGGTTGACATTAACTGTCATTGTACCTGAAGCCGCAGTCAAGGTGATTGGGTCACCGTTCAATGCAGTTGAAATAGTGAATGAAGTTGAGTTAGGAATACTTTGAATGAAGTAAACTTGTCCTAGGGTAATACCACCAAAGCCAACTCCACTAAATGTTACAGTGCCTCCTACGATCAATCCGCTTGTACTACCCGAAGCTAAAGTAAATGCGCCAGTGTCGCAGCTACTAACAGTGAGTGTGATAGGTGCAACTAAATCAGGATCATTGGTATCATATTCAGTTTCATCAAAGTAAGAAGAAATGTATGCAATTGGTTGCGGGGTGTTATAGAAAGCAACACGCAAGCCTTGCAACGATGTGATTCCATCGATACCCTCAAATGAGTTTACGAATTGGCCGTTGATGTCATCAAAGGAGCTAGTGCTAATCACATCGGTGTTAACTGTAGTAGGGAAAATGTATTCATCTTGTGCGTTACGTTGCGGAACTTCAAAAGTAACAAGACCCGAAGTGGCGCCGTTGTTGACTACACCGTATACATCGCGCACTGATTGATTTGGTTGTGTCGGGCTATATCCGGAAACACCAGGAGCGCCCTGAATCCAAAACGGGGAAGACTGGTCTACTTGAAAAGTATACGTGCCGCCTCTCAATAATGTGATTGCAGGATTAGTATTTGATCTGGTAGAACCTTCTCTAACGATACTATACGTGTTAGTGTTGTCGGTAACAACAAATGCTTCTCTTGAGAATACAGTCGATGCTGCGACCTGAACGGAAGGAGGCCCTTCCGGCAACCAATAATACTGATTGAAATTGATGAGAGTGTCTAGATTGGTGAACGAATCCCAGGAATAGAATTGACTCTTAAACAATATATTATTGTTTTCAGTTATTCCACCTTCCATCTTGAGCGCATCAATGATTCCAGGATAAGTGATGAAATCTTTAGCAGTAGACTCGTCTGGCTTAGTGAAAACAACACTAGGATCCAGCTGATAGTCGGCGCGAGTTTTAGTAGGTTCAGTGACGTATGCATCAGTTGCATTGACACCGGTTCCAAATGTACTACCAACATAGCCTTGGATGTTTGCTACACTCGGTGGATTTACGAGTTGATCGAGGGTTGCTGCCAAAAACTGTGCGTTGGGAGGGGTTTGAAAAACCTCTGGAAGAAAATTAAGTGTTCTTACTCTAGCCATCTATATATTTATCTTTATGCAACTTGGAGTTCTGCGGGTGTCAGCGCCGCCACAACTACGATATCATTTGGCGTAGCTGCGTTTGCGAAAATCTCATACGGTAAACATTTGATTTCATACAAGTCTCCGAATGGTTTTTGCGGGTCATTGGGAACAAGAACCGCAGAGCTAATCAAATCTCCGCACTCTGCGTGAAGATACGCACTTAGTTCTGAGAAGTAGAACGTGTCCCCAAAGTCCCAGTTATTTACATTGAAGTACGAGTTCATCGCGGTTAGTACAGCACTTCTGATCTCACTGTTGCTTGCATTTGTGCTGCTTGCCTTGATGACCTTGATAGTACCCTGCAATGCAGATGCAGCTTTAGGACCAAAGAGAGGCTTGAACACGACACTATTTAGAATCACTGAATCTGACAACATTTTATAATCTTGAAGTTGACCATAATCTTGTCCTAGTTCAGTCATTGTTGGCATTTCCGGAATAGGGATAGTTCCGGTGGTGTCTTGAATGTAATTTTGATAGGCAGTGTAATATGATTGGGTCACTACATACATGTCAATGATATTTGTAGTTGCAGGATCAATTCTATTTGTGTTATTAGAATTGTGTCTATATTGGAAAGACACACCCTGACGACCCGGCATCATGGAATATTGTGGTTGCAACGTCATAATATAAAAAGGGGTAAGGACAGTAAGGTCTTGCACTGATGCATAGAATTTGTCTTCACTGGACGCATAAAATACTTGTCCCAAAGGATAGTCATACTTTACTACTTCAATTTGATTGAGTGTTGGCCATGCGTACACGATGTCAGACGACGGAATAACATACTGCCTCGACAGATTGAATGGATCTATCACTGTTTCGAAGAACGTATAGATTCCAACATTAGTTCCCCCGGTGACATAGCCAGTAATCTCATTAAAGAAGTCTGGATTTGCGATTAATTGACGATTGTTAACGTCGGTAGCTGCAACTTCTACTTCAAAGTCATTGATGTACCCGTCACTCTGTGTAGTCTGACCAACAACATTTATTTTATAGTCTCTACCTAGCGATTGTGTTGCGTTGGGTTGAGGGTTTACTGAAAGAACGTTAACGAAATCTTGAATAACTTTTCCTGAGAAAGGATCATAAACGATCTCGTCTCTGTTAAAAGTGAATCTAGTGTCAGCTACTGATCCAAAGTAGTATGTCAATGAGCGGTAAGTGATCGTGTATGCATTAGTTCCAGTGCAGACAAACTTGACAAAATAATTTGGATTGTCACCCCGACCGACAGACCAACGTTGTTGATTGATCAACAATGAATTATCAAATAGCAGAGTGAAGTTTTGTTGTAGTTCCATTCTCAAAGCACACTCTCGGATAACCTCAGCAGGAATAGAATTATCAAATACAGGAATTACTTGCGCTAGAATCGCATCATTGGGCAAATATCCACTAATCTTGATAGGCCCTGTTCCGTTAGCGAAGCTACCTTGATTATTATTACTACCATCACCTGCGACATTCAATATAGTAGTCCAAATGTAGCTAGAGTCGCCCGGACCCGGAATACCAGATTGCAATCTATTATTGGCATCAAAGTAAAATCCAGACGGTGCAACAAACTTACACAATGCGCCGTTAGTGACATACTTTAGATTATTAGATGCAAAGGTCCCCACAGACTGCGGTGTTTCGAGCGCACCTAGAACGTTATAAAAGTAGCCTGACTCAGTACTAGTATCTACTGTACTAGTCTTCCAATAGATGACTTGTGAAGCCGGTGTGGTTGCAGGGTCCGTCACCGTGTATCTAGGATAGTCTTGAATGTAATACTGATTAGCTCTGTTCAATGCTAGCACTGAAGCTAAGGTATTAGTAAAGAACGAAATGATTTCACTGCTATTAGTAATTGTTAGAGTTAAGAAACCCTCTGCATCACTCTGGTACAATGCGCCATCGCTTCCAAAAGAGTTGGTGCTTGAATATTTGCCAGTAGGGTCAAGTAAATCTAAGTTCTTGGATACACCGATAGAAGAACGGTTGATTGCCTTGGACTTAATGATTGAACTGTACAGGGTATATGGGAAATTATTATAGTCTTCTCCGTTAACCATTCTGTTCTGGGTGTAGTAACGGGTTGGTGCTCGTTGCTTAATGTCTTGTAAAGACTCACGTGCCTGTGCATTAGAAACCGTCAACGTGAGAGTTAGTCCAGCAGTAAGAGTTTGTGGTCTTCCTGTTCTATCAATATAAGTGAACGACACAGTAACACCGTTCATCTCGGTTGGATCGATTGTGTATGTTAGTGCGTTGCTTGCACGAACATACGCTCTGAAATTTCCTAGAGGAATTTCAGAGAAGACGCCGTCGCCAAAGATATAAGACACCGTATCATTGAAGCCTGAGTTTACTGAGAAGATTTTTCTTCCTGAAGTTTCAGTTTGCAGATACGCATTGGCATAGATGTTAGCAACCTGAGCCCAAAGCGTTCTTGTGTTGTTACTATTAATCTGATATAACCAAGTATCCGTGTTGTTGACACCTTCGATGTTACCGATACCAATGTTTTGATTTGAAACTTGTTGTTGTAGTGAGAAATCGTAATTCTGCAACTGACCCTGCTTGAAGTAGAAGAAGAATCCAGTTTCAGGGGACCCAAATCCTAACTTATCATTACGATATAGTACATTGAATCTTCCGGACGGAGCCGGAGGAATCTCATAAACATAATCTTCACCAATCGTAGATACGCTCACTAATTCAAAGTTCATGTTCATGTTATTGATGGAAGAAGCGAAGGGGATGATTGGCAAAGACGTAGTAGGAATCTGTAATGCATATTCGCTAGTCGTGACTCCTAGAACATCGGTCGTGTTGCCCGGTCTGCCTATTCTCTGCGTGTTGATCATAGCAGCATTCCAGATAGTGTTCATCTGTTCTAACCAATTGGGATTGGCAGGATCGTTCCAAAGAACTGTCTGATTACCTAAATTCATACCGTTAATATCAGTGATATTTTGGGTAGTCTGAATACTAGTAACCTTTAAGTAGCCTTGGCCAGCTAGATTACGCTTTGGAGTGTAAGAGACAAGATTAGCTAGCTTGATAACAGAGTCACGGCGTTCAGCAGTATCAATAAAGTTTTCACGGGCATTTAGATCATCGCGGAAGGCAAGACCCTGTCCCATGAACGCAATAACATCCAGCAGGGCAATAAACTCCGAAGATTCAGTGTAGTCGTTGAAAGTTTCTGGATAGTATAGTCGTAGGTAATCAATGAAAGACTTACGTAAGGTTTCAAAATCATAGCTCTGAAAATCAGCTTGATTGTATGTTTGATATAAGGTCTTCCAGTCATTAAGACCGAAGAGTGCTGATTGCCTGGAACTTGATGCCATAATTATACTCTCTTGATATGAATATATTTATCATTATCAAAAAAGTGTATTTTGATTATACCGGAGCAGCAACAGCAGTTTCTTGGTTAAAGAAGATGTTCAACGTCGCTGGGTTGTTGAAAGGAACGATAGAACATTGGATTTCTATCAATATACCCTGCTCTTGTGGGAAGGCTTTAATAAAGTTGAGAGCAAGCCTAGGATCCTGTGATGCGACCCGGCGAAGTTCATTTTCTAGTTGAGCTTGTACATCTGGTGTGTTCGGTTCAAACAAGAAGGACCAAAGAGATGTTCCTAACTGAGGTTGACCAACTTTGCTTCCAAGCGGGATGTTTAGCGCATTCAAGAAATCCCTGATCACAAGTTGTTCGTCAGTTAAAGTGAATTTTTTACCAGGAATCAACGAGCTACCGATTCCGCCGTACCCCGTGGGGATACCATAGCCGTTGATGTTGAGACCGTTGACGCTAACAGACTGGTTCATTGAACTGCCAAGTTGCATGTTCGTACTTCTTGGTTGGCATGCGTTTTGTGTGTTGAATCCGATATATTGTGGCATTGTTTATCCTCTACCGTTTAGCTCTCTGTTCAGTGCTATCAACTCTTCTGCTGTCCTAGCATTATTTATTCTACCAATACGTTGCGCCCCCGCCTCTCGTCTGATGCTCAGTGCCCGATCACCCGCGGTGTTGAGCCGAGCAATTGCAGCATTATATTCATCACCGTATGCAAGGTCGCGCCACTTCTGATAAGCCTCAGCAATCTTAGGATCTCCTGGAGGCAACGTAGAATCAAGTCGTTTGAATTCATTAAGCGCAGCAATGACAGTTGCCGATATTTCCATAAATGCAGCATGGGCTGCGCGGTTTTCTGCTTGCGCCTGCTGTTCTAGCTCGTCTATTGACGCTCTGGCTGTCTCTGGAATTGAGCCAACCAAATTAGGAGTAGGAATTCCTGGATCACCTAACGTAGCATTAATCTGGTTAGTGATAGCTGTTCTGTCCGTTGTATTAAATCCTACAGAAGGAAGTGCGATTGCTCCCGGTGTTCCGCCCGCGAGTGCAGCAATAGACGACTGTAACTGTGCTATTGCGCCGACCGGAAGTCCGACAGAAGCCAATGCAGTTAGGCCACCCAATCTGCTTGCAGCATCCCCCAATGCTCCACTCAATGCGCCGGCTGCTCCGCCCAATGCACCCGACACATTATCCAAGTTACCTGCCAGTGAAGATAGTGCTCCTGTTGCCGCAGTTACCGAAGATAGTCCATTCATTGCAGCACTTGACGCAGCACTAATTGCACCCGACAATGGGCCGAGTCCTGGAATAGCATTGATTGCACCTGCTGCTTGGTTGACTACTGTACTGACCGTATTAATACCGCCCGGAAGATTACTCAGCCCGCTTGCGAGAGCAGACGACGTTGCGGCAGAGGCGCCTCGCTGAATAGATGCGGCTGCATTAGTTAGAGCAGCCGTTCCGCCCGCTGCGATAGTTGCTCCGGCCCCGGCTAGTGCGCTGACTGTGTTCACTGCATTTTGTACGCCGCCGATCGTGGTGTTCAATGCAGAACCTGTTACTGCCCCAGAGACGCTGCTTGCAACAGCAGTCACGTTATTGATAGTTGCCGAAATTGATGTTCCGACACCTGCCACAGATGTTATAGCATTGGTGACAGAGGTGAGGCCACCTGTAATGCTAGCCACACTGTTGTTTATCGAAGCAGCATTAGTAATACCACCGACCGAACCTGCAATAGAACTCAAGGCACCGGTCGTGCGAGTGATTGCACCTCCAACAGAACTCAATGCACCGGTTGCACTGCCTAGTGCTCCGACGGTTCCCGACAATGCGCCTCCAACAGAACTCAATGCACCGGTTGCACTGCCTAGTGCTCCGACGGCTCCTCCTGCGATTGACCCAGCAGCATTTAATAGGTTACTGCCGGCTTGTGTAGTCTGATTGGCGACTTCGGCTGCGGCTGCTGCGTTGTCTCTTGCAATCTGTGTTAGATTTTGCGGCACTCCGGCCCTAAACGGTTTGAAAGAATTCTTGATAGCATCAAACGCCGATGCTGCTACGCCCTTTGCTTGATCCATAAGTCCGGCTAAGCTAGGAACATTGCCCATTGCAGTTAGTGCGCTTTGAATCCCGCCCAATCCACCGATAGATTCTGCTAATCCTGCTGCTGCTGCACCCGAACCAATCGCCGCTAGTGCAGTCCTAGCAGAACCTAATGCATTGTCGGCAGCGCCGCTCAACTGTCCTGCTGCACCTGATACCGCACCTGCCAATGATCCAGCAAGTGAGTTTGCTGTTCCGGCTAACGAACCAGCAGCACTCGCTGCACCTGATATTCCGGCTACGGCTCCACCGATCGATCCTGTTGCACGTCCTAACGCAGCCGATGCACCGGACACCAAATTGGTCGCACCTGCGACCGAAGACACTGCGCTACTTGCTGCGCTACCTGCCTGTTGTATTGCAGCTACAGTTGGACCCAAACCCACCGTAGCTGCGGCAGTTACCATACCCGTAATTTGGGTGGAAGCCTCTGAACCTGTGATTGCACCGACTCTACCTAATGCAGTCTGTGCTTGCTGCATGGTATTTACGACTGAAGTAGCTTGGGCAGGCATGTTCTGTACTAGACTTGTTAGGTTCAACGCTCCTGCTGCACCGGTAAACAATGATGCGGGCATCGCTTGAGCAATGTTTGCACCGGCTTGTACTAACCCAGTGACTAGCGTTGCCGAACCTGGCTTTAATATGCCGCCGGCTGCTAACTGGGAAGCAGTTTGTGCGAATGCCCCCACTGCTGCAACCATACCTGTAGCAGTAGGTACTACTGCTGCGCCCTGACTTACAGCAGCCGCCAATACGCCGCCTGCTGCTGATGTAGCGATTGAGCCCAATGCTGCCGCTGTTGTGTTATTGTTGACGGCCGCAGAGATTGCCGGTACTCCCGCCGGAGCAGAGGCAACCGTAGCGACTGCCGGAGGTGTTGCTCCCGTGTTTGCTGCCGCTGCTGTAGTTGCAGCTACTGCTGGACTAGGTGCGGCTGGAAGCTGACTTGCAGCGTCTAGGTTTGTTTTTACATCAACGCCCTGACCTGCATTAGCCCAAGGTGCATGTGCCGGAGCGCGAGAAACAATCGTGAGCAACTTACCAGGAGCTGCCATAAATCCTCTTCCTTCATCATACAACGTATCAGTCTGTGCAATTAAAGGAATAGTGCTTACTGGATCAGGTGACGTTCCCGGCGCGCCGCTGTTTAGGTTTACTTTGCTTCCGTTGACGAATGCTTGACCTCCACCGACTAGAGAAGCATCTCCGCCGGCACCCCATGCAATAGCACCTCCTGCCAAACCAGTAAGCTTTCCTGTAGCGGACATGTTGAAATCGCTACCAGCCCTCATCATTGTTTTTTCTTCAGAGTTAGTTTGAATGTTCTTTGCTTGGATGTTAAGATTTTCCATAGCATGAATATTGACGTTTCTGTCGGCATGTAAGTTTAGATCACCTTGTGTTCTAATGTTTACTGAGTTAGTAGAGTACATATCAATCGTACCCTCTTTACCTAACTCAATATAAGATTGTCCGTTAGAATGGAGTATCATTAGAGTCTGACCATCATCCGACATTAGAATCTGATGACCTAATGCTGTTCTGATTCTGACTAGTTGATCACGCCCAATGATGTCTCCGTCATCCATGACGATGGAGTGCCCGCCCCTACGAGCCACAACTTTTAATTGTTCATTTTTGCTTCCATCTAAGTTTTGTGTTACTGTTGAGTCATCGAACCCGCCTTCATAGATAGGACGGCCCGGGGTAGAAACGCCCCATCCAACACGAGATGCAGGTTCACGAGAAGCAGAAGATGAGATAGGGCCTCGAATAGGGTCACGAATGATACCTTGCTGATTCATGATCGTAGCAGAGTAACTGTGTACAGGGCGAGGACTGTCGTTAAAGTTGGGGCTATTAGAGTTAGTAGGATTATTAGAGTTGAAGTTTGTTGCTGGTAATCTAGTTGCGCCGCCGTAGCTAGATGCTTCCCCTTCGTTATTGATAACGTAGTCTGATGAGCCAATAGCAGGAACCATATGAAGTGCGTCCGGTTCCGGCACACACCCGATATAAAACCCGTAGTTGGGGTCACCGTTAACAAAGATACAAATTACTGTTGTACCAATATCCGGCGGAGCATGCCATTGTCCGTACGATGTAGGATTTGATTTGTAAGTCCCGTTATCTTCATTTCCGCTACCAGCAGAACCACCGATTGTTCCAAAAAAGTCAGAAAGAAAACTGACTGTTACCCAGTTGGCCGAATTGTTAGAGTCGTTTGGGTTGTTTCCGCTTAGCAGAACTCTAATACGACCTGCACGTGTAGGATCAATGTTGTCTTTGACGATACCAAATACAGGAAAATTTTGTGTGTTGGCTCCGCCTACAGTTGGGTTGGCTGATTTAGGAGGACTTTTTGTTTTAATTATGTCTTGTGCCATTTTTACTCTCTATTATCCGCGCCGTGAACCATCACTGTCTGCAACTCCATTCCGAGTCACGGGCGTTGCAGGGGTTTGATTGCTAGTATCAGCCGGTGGTGATATTCCCGGACGTACATTGAAACTAGGATCCGGCAGGGTGCCGGTGTTGCGGTTTGTGCCCGGCGGAGTAATGCTTGGCGCGGTTCCCGGCGGAGTAGTGTTCGTGTTCCCATCTGCCGGTCTTTCGCCGGCTGACGGTGGTCTTACAAATGGTGAATGAAGTCGTGCGGTTAGTTGTTGGGTGAACGCCCCCTTACTAAACTTGCTATCGACTTGTGTAAGCTGATAGCTGACTCCTTTAATTTTGTTAGCTATGCTCGGCGGGTATTTCACAAATTGAATAGATTCGTTGATACTCAGCGTACCGGTTTCATTTGTATAGTCTACTGCTTCTTTAAAGTCAATTTCAATAAAGACCTGACCTCCGTTTGGGTTTACCGTCAAGCCTTTAGTGTAGACATTATCATATATAACATTTTCACTGAGCGAGGGATTTTCGAATAGATAATCCGGATCTCCTAAAATATCGATTATTGCTGTGGAAAAGGTATCTTGGGAATAGAGCGAGGTAAGGTAGTTATTCTGTGCTTCCATACCAAGACCTGCTCTACCTAAACGATCTTGTTCAGTCTGAAGCAGCGGCGCTGTAGAAACACCTGAAGCAGACAGGTCGCCTCTTCCAGCTAGTGCAACGTTGAAGAATAGATTATCAAATGTTTGTTCGTATTTAATAATCTCAGAGTTTTTACCGGTATGCCAATAGTCATAACGTTTGTGCGGTCCCGGATAAATCTGGTTCAACTCCCCTACGTAAACACTATCCACAAGCGGAGTTTGATAGCTGTGAATATTATAAGTGATATCATATGCCCAGTCGCTTACTTTTGTGTCCCATACCATTTTCTCAATCTCGGCTGTACAGCTAAACCAAGATACTCTTGTTTGCTGAGCATTATCGATTTGGGCCGGCGCATCTCGATCTTCGGGTGCTTGTAGGGCAGTAGTGTATACTATATTCAATGCATTCTCTAGAAAAGAACTCTGTGCTATTATTTTGTTGATTGCGCTTAAAATAGGAGTTTGGGGAGAAAATGGGACATTGATCGAGGTATTAGACGCACTCTGTGTCCGTACTTCAAGTGCAGCGTTGACTTGTTCTTGTTTGTTAGCTCCGCTTCCCGGCCACTTAAATTTTTGCAAATCAGCCTCAGAAATCAAGGCGGCATCAATTATCGGTTGCGTGCCGGGAGCCCAAACTACTTTGAATGTATTAGGATGAAGAATCGTGCCGGCAACAACAAGATCCTGTTGTACTTTGTTTAGCTGCACCATCAAAAGGTCGATGGCCTGAGCCACATTTCCAGCAGTTACATTAGTTATGTTATTTATCAAACCGTGTTTCACAGAATATGCACCTTTGCCGCCTACGCTCGTAGCTTCTATACGATACGTGGTTGCCCTACCGTCGAGTTTGAATTTTATTGAATTCACGCTGATATCATGATACTGTTCAAAAAGATTACCATTCTGAGACAGCGGGTCAATAGCCCCCGTCACATAGTTGGGTTCTGCCTTTCCACCGTTGTATGACATCACGTCCGACGGGTTTGCCGGTACTCCGGCAACTCCGTATCCTAGAAACTTAATTCCCAAAATAAAAAACTGTTTGAATGGGTTTTCTGGATTATTTGTAGAGCCGCCGTTATAACTAGCAATCACCGCATTTATCCTTGTTAGGTTACTGATAAACGAAAACCCATATGGTTCAATTATGTCAAAGCTATAACCATACGTTGTGTTCACGGGTGATCCGCCATTTTCACTGCTACTAATAACAGCATTGATTGTAAGATTATCTATTCCATGGTCATATTCGAAACCGGGAGCCCTTTTACTATTTGTGTTGTTGATGCCGCCGCTCTGTGCAACTAACCATGCGCCGCCACCTTCCCTGCCTTCAGCAACCGAATTAAAAACATCAATTTTTGTTCTTCCGCCGGCAACAAACGCTGAATAAGCATCGGGGGTGATCACATATAAACTCAATTGATACGTATATGAGTTAAATTCTCCTAATGGATTTTTTAATCTTTTTCCTGGAGTAGAAAATGCAGCTACTTCTTGAGTACTAGCCTTAGAAAAATCACTGAAAGTATAATTAGCAATCGTGGGCAACGTAACGGGGCCGGGCCTGAAAATAGGTGTGGCAACTTCGCCTGTGTCAACTGCGTCTGGTGTACTGCCACCTGCGCCTGCCGTGCCTGCCGGAGAGTCAGGGGTAATTCCGGGGGCTGATGCTTGTGGTGCCCCACTATCATCGTTCCCTGATCCTGTAACTGGATTTGTGACGACAGTTTCTGCAGGTGCTACAGGTACTACCGGCGCCGGGTTTACGGTAGCGACGTTTGTTGGTGGCGGAACAGTTACCTGTTGTTCTAATGTATTCGTTACTTCAGAAAAACTTTGATTGAAGTTAATGCTGGCCGTCTTTAAATTATCTGCTTCACTGAGATATGCTGCTGCCTGAGCCCTGACCTGCAAAAGGCTTCTCTCTGCTTCTGCTTTTTCTTCGGGACTAGAGGTACTGCTGTTTATAATTGCAAGTAATGGCGGTATCAGGTTTTCCTGGTCAACATAGTTCCGCCGCTCTCGGCGCTCCATCCTAGCAAGCTGTTCCGTAATCCTAATACGCATATCATCACGAGTAGAAAAGGTGCCACTCGCAGAAGCATAGTCCTCGAAGTTTCGGCCATTATAAATACTTATTGTTAGGGACGCGTTCGGGCCGGGGCCTGCTAAAGTATATCTTGCTACTATGTCGGGAGCAAGAGTCTGTATTGTTTGTTCTGCCATCTTAAGTTCCTAATACCGTTCTTAATGTATCTATATTAGGTATATATATACCTGAGCCAGCTGTGAAATTAAAGTACGGATCAGGACCCAACTTGTTTGGATTACGAGCGGCAAACACCCACCATAACTTAGGGTCACCATACAAGTCATATGCTAGTAGATCAGGTCTGTATTCATATACTGATGTCAGCACCATATACACATCGCTAGGTAGCATTGGAATATTGCGAGAAATCATAACGTCTAGGAATTTGTTACTTACCACGTTAGTTTCGTTGTAAGGACTCGTTTTTGGATATAAATTCTGATTACCTGACATTACCACATACCTCCGCCTGGATTTACCGAACCACGGAGAAGTGCTCCGGTGCCATACTCTGCCAGACTGAATTTGTTCGATACCATATTTCTGCTCATCATCGGGTAACAGTTGATCTGAAGTTCAATCTTAGTCGGAACCCAAGTCGTTTCTGCATTTATAGAAGCCGGAGTCGATGGGTACGTAGGTGGACGAGGAGTGCCTCCCGGCCCTACCCCTATTCCCAGCAATCTTGCTGCCCCTGACAAGAAATTAGCTGACCGATTGGTGTTATTATTCGGTAGCGTTGGTTGAGGAGTACCTGCGAGAGACGCACCGGTAGTAGGAATATAGTCAACGTCGGTTGGTAAAGTATATGTGAACCCTGTAATCGCTAAAGGTAATGCGTCAAACTGGTATCCACCTAGTCCGTAAATATAGCACAGCGGGGGCGGAGTTCCGTTTTTTGGATTGTTGTCTTGACCATAGAACATCTTGGTCATTGATCTGAAGAAATGAATCACAGCTAAAAGATATTTTGCCTCAAACACATCTTGACAAGTAAAAGTACCTGCAATAGTCACTGCCTCAATACTACTATTTTGGTATTGATAGACTTTATAGTTGCTATGAATAATATCTTGGGGATTGTAGTTGGCGGCATATTGTACTGTGATCTGTGGTGTATACGGAAAAATTACACCGTCGGTATCACCAAGTGGCGAAAGAATACCTGGGCCTCCCTGACCGGCTACCAGGCCTGGGTTGGCTTTGTACAAATAGTTAGCTCCCGGAGCAAGGGCGAGACGAACTCTCCAGTCCTTAGCTGCCGGGAAATCAGCTTGATCTTGTGCGGTTGCCTGTGCTGCAAGTCTCTGTCTTTCTCCCGTTATGCCGTTGCCTTGAATCAGGGACTCGACTCTAGTGCCCTGCACCACAACCTCAGGCAACTCGACCACATTCGGATCTACTACGGTCGGAGGTGCTGTAACAGGTGCAGGTGTGTTTACAGGCGGCGTCTGCGGTGCCGATAATGCTGCTGCTTGAAGTTGGGGAGCTATAGCCCGTATGCCGGTTGCACCTAAGGCCGGCGTGGTCGCAGGGGGCGGGGATGCTGGGGCGGCGAGCGGATTACCTAACCGAGCCGTGACTTGTACGCCTGTGGCGATACCGCTGTTCACTTGGCGCAGGGCGTTAGGAAGTGCCGCAATATAGCTTGAGACAGATTCTGTCCTTACTGCGATTTCCTGTCCGTTAACTTCTACGAACGAAGTCGGTATACCATTAATAGTGGTCGTTTGGGGCAGTACACGAATTTGTAGTTGAGCAGCCGTGAGTCCGCTGACGATCTGAGGACCAAAGATAGCCATACTGTCGCCAAAATCCAATTGATATGTTATTGGTGCTCCTGCTGACGGCGCGGTACCCGTAAGTATCCCGCCTGCAACAGGTTCGCTGATTGAATATGATGTCGCCATATTTTTCCTATACTAAATACGATTACTCAAATAGTATTTATCGTTTCAAAAAATCGCTAAATTTACCCAATGCTGTTGCATTTATGCAACAGTACTAGTACAATACGTATTACTGTAAAGGATACAATGTGATAACAAAACCAAAGAGACCTGTTAATTATCTAAACAACAAAGACATTCTTAAAGAAATCCACGCGAGCAAGAACTCCTACTGTTACTTTACTGAACCGGAATACAATCGATATGATCTTATCATCGACATGCCCGATTCTCCCATAGAAACCAGTCTAGATTTTGCAATAAAGCCAGAACAAATCCAAGCAGCTAAACAGACTAGAGCAGTCTGGCTTTCACTACAGGCAGAAGAAAAGATTCTTCCAGAATCAATAAAAACTGAAGATTTAATCTTCAGAGTCATGACTTGGGACCATATCCCAGTTGCTCAAAAGCAGCCTCGTAAGACTACAAAGAAGAAAACAGCCAAAGACATCATCGTTTTTGAAGATGACGAGTTGGAAGATTTTTCTGATTTAGAAGACAAGACCACGAAGGCCGAAGTTGACGACATGGTTCATGTTAGAGTGAACTTCCCTCCTTTCCAGCACTTTAAGTTAGACGAAACTAACACATTTAGGTGTGTAGGCAAGTCACATTGGGTTGACGGAATTGAGAATGGGCACTTCTCTAAGGACCACGGAAACATCACTAACAAACTAGCTCGTATGTACATGATGCTTTGCGAAAAATATGCAATGAGGTTCAACTGGCGCGGCTACACATATAATGATGAGATGCGTAACTCTGCTATTCTACAGTTGACCTATGTTGGCCTTCGATTCAACGAGGCAAAGTCTTCTAATCCGTTCGCATACTATACAGCAGCTATCACTAATAGCTTCTGTCGAGTACTAAACTCAGAAAAGCGAACCCAAAACATCCGCGATGACATTCTTGAAATGAACGGGCTTAACCCTTCGTTTACAAGACAAATGCGTGAGGTAAAACCTAAACAAGTTAAGGTTACCTAACTGATTGCGATTTGCAACTAAGGATAATATAATATAAACATGGCACAACTATTCAAGAAGGCAGCAGTCTTCACGGACATTCATTTTGGGTTAAAGAGTAATAGCATACAACACAATACTGATTGTATTGAGTTTGTAGACTGGTTCATCACTAAAGCTAAGGCTGAGGGATGTGAGACATGTTTGTTCTTAGGTGACTACAATCATCATAGATCAAGTATAAACATGCATACCCTTCAGTTCGGCCTTCGTGCGTTGGAAAAACTGAACGACGCATTTGAACGAGTATATTTTATTCCCGGTAACCACGATCTATATTATCGTGATCGCAGAGACATTCACTCAGTAGAATGGGCAAATCATCTACCTAATGTTACCATCGTCAATGATTGGTTTCAGCAAGACGATGTAGTCATTGCTCCTTGGTTAGTCGGTGACGATTATAAGAAGCTACCCAACATGAAGGGCAAGTACTTGTTTGCCCATCTAGAACTGCCGCATTTTTATATGAATGCGATGATACAGATGCCCGATCACGGAGAGATCAACTCAGAATACGTTTCAGGATTCGAGTGGGTCTTCTCTGGTCACTTTCACAAGCGTCAATGCCGCAAGAACATCTGGTATATCGGTAACGCTTTCCCTCATAACTATGCAGATGCAGGCGACGATGCCAGAGGCATGATGATTCTAGACTGGGGGTGTGAACCTGAATTTCATGCATGGCCGAATCAACCTATCTTTCGGGTCTACAAACTAAGTGCTATCTTAGATAACCCAGAAGGTCTTCTTCTTCCTAAGTCTAGTGTCAGAGTACATCTTGACATTGATATTTCATATGAAGAAGCTAATTTTATTCGTGAAACACTAATCCCACAATATGGACTAAGAGAAATGTCTTTGATTCCTATCAAGAACACAGAGTTCGCACAGGATCTTGCTCCCGGCGAGGTGAACTTTGAAAGCGTAGACCAAATCGTCATCGATCAGATCACCAAGATCGAAAGCGATTTCTACGATCCTAAGCTATTACTAGAGATTTACCGTAACCTATGAGTATCGTCCTCAAGAATATCACCCTCCGTAACTTCCTGTCAATTGGTGCAGTAACACAAGCTGTCAACTTCGATAGCAAAGAACTTACGCTTATCCTAGGTGAAAACCTAGACTTAGGCGGGGACGGTTCTCGCAATGGTACCGGAAAGACTTCGCTCATGCAAGCTCTTTCTTATGCTGCATTTGATGCCCCCATCAATAAGATTCGCAAGGATAACCTAATCAATCGTACCAACGGTAAGGGTATGATGGTCACGCTAGAGTATTCTTCTAAGGGCGTTGACTATAAGATTGAACGAGGTCGTCGTCCAAACACTCTTAGGTTCTATGTCAACGGAGTTGAACAGGCTGATGACAAGGATACTGCTCAAGGAGAGAACAAAGATACACAAAAAGAAATTGAGCGTACCCTGGGTATGTCACATGATATGTTTAAGCATATCGTTGCATTGAACACCTATACTGAACCGTTTCTTTCATTGGGTGCCGGTGAGCAGCGCAAGATCATTGAGCAGTTGCTCGGTATTACTTTGCTTTCAGAGAAAGCAGAAACAATCAAAACAAAAATCAAGTCTAACAAAGAAACGATTGAGCAAGAGCAATTCAAGGTTAAGACTATCCAAGAAGCTAACAAGAGAGTCGAAGAACAGATTGAGAATCTTCGACGCCGTCAGCGTTTATGGAATGCCAAGCACAACGAAGACCTCAACAGGCTCGTCAGTGATTACGATGAGCTAAGCAAGATTGACATCGTTGCCGAACTTCAAGCTCACAAAGACTTGACTATCTATAACGAAAAGAAGAAAAAGCAAGAACGTTACGAAGCTATCCTAGCTCGTCAAACTGCTTGGAAGCAGAAACTTGATAGTGACGTTGCATCATTGCAGGCTCAATATAATACTTTAAGTCATATTGATATCACTTCCGAACTTCAAGCTCACGTTGATCTTAAGGTATATGAAGCCAACAAGCTAGAGCTTGCAAACACAACCAAAACTGTTGCAGGACTTGAAGCTTCATTGAAGAAGGATCAAGCACTTGTTGTGAAACTTGAACAAGAAATCAAGACACTTGAAGATAACAAGTGTTACACTTGCGGACAAGATTTCCATGATGACAATCACACTCATGTAATTAACAGCAAGCATAAACTTCTCGCTGATGCAGTATGTGATCTTGCCCAAACCCAAAACGATTTAGAAAAAAATAAAAATAATATTTTCGTTTTGGGCGAGAAGCCAACAACATACTATAGAACGGAAACAGAAGCAATCAAACATAGTTCCGAACTTGAAAGATTGCAACAGAATATTGAAGCAAAGAGAAACGAAGATGATCCTTATGCTGAACAGTTGATCGAGAATTCTTGCCTAATCGTTGGCCCTATGCCTGTGACTCATTATGACACCGAAGCAGAAGCAATCGAACATCGTAGTGTTGTATCAAGCTTGTTAAAGCAGATCGAGAAGAAGGCAGAAGATGTTGATCCATATGTTGATCAAATCAGCGAGATGGAAGCCAATGCCCTACAGGCAATTGACTTTGAAATCGTTAATGAACTGTCAAAGTTAGGTGATCACTTAAAGTTCTTGCTTGACTTGCTCACTAGCAAGGATAGCTTCGTTCGCAAGAAGATCATTGATCAGAACTTGTCATACCTTAACGCAAGACTGACTCACTATCTTGACAAGATTGGTCTTCCACATACAGTCGTGTTTATGAATGATCTTTCAGTTGAGATCACCGAGTTAGGTCGTGAACTAGACTTCGACAACTTGTCTCGGGGTGAACGTAATCGTCTCATCCTTGGTCTGTCGTTTGCATTCAGAGATGTTTGGGAAAATCTATACTTCCCGATCAACACTCTATTCATTGACGAACTCATTGATAGCGGTCTTGATAGCATCGGGGTTGAGAACGCAATGGCAATTCTAAAAGACATGTCACGTAGACGTAGTAAATCTATATGGCTCGTCAGTCACCGAGAAGAACTTGCAGGACGCGTTCCTAGCGTTCTCAAGGTGATTAAAGAAAACGGGTTTACTAGTTACAATACTACGACAGATATCACATAAGAAATATTACCAGCACTACGAGAAAGCATAAGTTATTATATGACATCACCTAGCAAAGCCAAAGGCTCATCATTCGAACGAGAAGTTGCAACCTTCTTGTCAAAGACATACAATGAAAGTTTTATTAGGGCTCCCGGCTCAGGTGCATACATTGGCGGCAAGAATCAATCTCGCAAGCAATATTTGGATGAAGGTCAGATTCGTAGCTTCAAGGGAGATATCGTCCCGGGAGTTACCTTCACTAAATTTAACGCAGAATGCAAGTCATATGCAGACTTCCCCTTTCATCTTCTTTTATCCGGAGACTGTAAACAAATCGACAGTTGGCTAGACCAGCTGATGGCTGTAGCAGAAACCGATGATTGTAATGTGCTATTCATGAAGTTTAATCGTAAAGGCAAGTATGTCGCTGTACAAGCAAAGTGTACTTGGGTTACGGACAACTTCATTTACTACAGTTCCTCTAAGTTTGGGGACTGGATCATCATTGAATTTCAGCACTTCTTCAAGCTCAACAAAGACCTTCTTAAAGCTTACTCAGGCTCACCTATCGCAAACATTGACACCGCGTCTACAGCTAACCTACTAACACTCAACACCTAAACAAAAACACAGAACCCTACATAGATGTTTGGTCGGGATTGCTCGACTCTCCTTGAGGACGCATGGAATACTGCGAACGGATTCTGGAGCCGAAGGTGCATTCCTTCAAAATTGCATAGGTGTTTACATCTATGGAATACCGATAGGGCCCTCGTTAGGTTAAGCGAACCCTAAATGAGTCTGTGTTGTACTCTGTCTTGAGAACACAGAACATGCGTTGCCGAGGAATCGAAAGATAGCCTCACTACAGTCCCAGTAAACTTTACAGGGCAACCGGTAGCGTCAATCAGCATCAAAAGCTAGGTTGACGGGGAATAGACAGCAAGGGTGACGGGCCATGGCAATGTCCTAGACCATTGGTAGTGCTAAGTAGCACTACCATGGATTCTGAACCGGCAAATATCATTCAGTAAGTCTATCTTAAACATTACCATTAAAGAGAATGAAAAAGAATATACCGAAACGAACGAAGTGAGTAAGGTATAAGTTGTCCGAAGGACAACTCTGAATGATAGCTAGGATAGAAGCCAAAAAAAGAGAGAACTAAATGAATAGTTCCCTCTATTAGAAATATGGAAGTTGTGACTTCTTTGTGACTTCCATGTGTTCTTCTATGATCTTGTTTATTTGCTCTCGTTCAAACGAAGACATGTTTAATATGTCCTCATAGGAAGCACCACCCCTCATGTGCCATGACATATTTAGGGCACCGCTTCTTATGTTATTGACTTCTTCCTCATATGACGCAAACAGCTTCTTAATTCTTTCAGAATCGGCATTAAGAAGCGTTACTCGAAAAAATCAGCAGGGTTCAACGTGAATGGCTGTTCATATTCGTGGCTGCAACTTGGGCAAGTCACTTGCAATGGCTTAAGCTCAGTTCCACTCTTTAGTTCTGCGTTTCGGTCTCGGATAGCATTGTAGATATTTTTGTCACAGTTTTTCAAGAAGTCTAAAATGAATTCTGTCTCTTTAACTTCTACAGTGCCGGTTTTGACATGTTCAACAGATGCTGCAACCAACTCCATAGTCAGTAGTGTCACTCGTTCTACGATTTCATAACCTGCTTTATCTCGTTGATCTAGGTCTGTCTCCGTATCGAGTGATTTGATAAGCTTTTGAAGCTCAAACTGCTTCAATCCTGCTTCGTTTAATTCCTTGAAGGTTAGTGGTCTAAACTTAATACGGAAATGGTTAATCTCTAGCTCACTCAAGTAGTCACCTGACTTAAGTGTAGATAGGGTAGAAACTAGATTTACACCGTATGAACTGATTTCTTCACACGACGGGCACATCGAATCGATGTCAAGTGTTTCGCTTCCTGATGCAGCTTTGATGCCAATAAGAATAGCATCCATGTCGTTACTTGTCACTGCCCATGGGTTTTTAACATTAGGGATGCAACTCTTGATCAATTCAGCAATCGCAGTACCGTTGAATAACGCATCCGGAGTTCTAATAGTGATTTCATCAATCGCTGTCATGGGGTAAACTGGAAGTTCTCCTGATTCAGGTATGATCAAATCATCAGGACTATAACCAACACCTCCGCTGGGGAGTTTAATGTAAACTGATGGTCTTCTGAAATACTGTCTTAGTGGATTGTTGTCCATTTCGGTTCCTTTTGAGCTTGTCTTTATAAACACTAAATAGTCTATAAAGTATTTATATTTGTGAAAAAAGCATCACAAATAAAATCGATAGGATAACACATGGCGGACAGTATTGATGGAGTCGATGAGCTAAACATCCGTATTGCAGAGTTGAACGACACTCTCAATAACTTTAGTTCAAGTTTGCAATCTCAGATGAGAACAAACAGCCAAGCCTTTGGTGAAAGTACCACGCGTTTAAATCAAAACAATGCTGCTGTGTCTGGATCAACTAAGTTATCCGAAATACAAGACCAAATAGACCAAAATCTAGCAAGAAGAAAGCAAGAACGCGAAGCCAACTACAGTGCAGCAGTACGTTCTACTGCTCAGGCACTCAGGAGTTTTGGCTCTGCGATGTTGAGTACTGAACAAGGGTTCAAAAAGTATGGTCAGAGTATTGATCAGGCCGGAGATGCAGTATATAGCATGGGTAAAAGTTTTGGTTTGGTGGGAGGCGCGGTCGGCGGCCTAATCAAATTTATGACTATGTTTGCCTCAACTGCATTAGGATCAGTTGATGTTCTAGTTAATTTTAGAGATGAAGTATCTAAAACTTCAGGTGCTATTCCGACAACACTGAGAGGTATCCAAGATTTGGGTATCGAGGCCGGTTACTCAGGTGATCGCTTGCAAGTATTACAGAAGATTACTATGGGCCTTGGAACTAGTCTTCAAGGGCTAGGCGGTGTTGCAGGTACTGGTGTTATTAAATTTATGCAACTCGCAGATGTCTCCAAAGATGTGCGAGATAGATTCGGTAGGATGGGCGTCGACCAAGAACGCTTGACAGACTTACAAGCAAAATATGTACAGATGCAAGCAGCATCCGGCATGCAATATCAACTACAAAACAAAAGCATGTCTCAACTGCGTAGAGAATCACTCGATTACGCAGATAATATGACTAGGTTGTCAGCATTGACTGGTAAACAAGCTGACACGCTACAACAAGAACAAGAACAAGTCCAGTTGGAGTTCGAAGAGCAAGCTGCTATCATGGCAGACCAAGCAAGAATACGCGAGTTGAGGGCGCGGACCGGTGACGCGGCGGCGCAGGCCGAAGCGGATCAATTAGAAAGATCAATGAACGCTCGTAAGGAAATACAGAACTCTCTTACAACCCTTCTTGGACCTGAGCTATCATCGCAAATGTCACGAGTATTTAGGACCGGATTCTTTGACTCCAAGTCCGGCCCCCTCTCACAGATCATGCCTGAATTAGTAGGGTATCATGAAAGACTGAAGAATATCCAACCCGGAGAAGATGTAGATGCAATCACAAGAGAACTCTTTGATACAGTTGCAAGGAAGTATGAAGAGGGCTCTATAACTTTCGAAACTGTTCTGCAGGTTATGGGAGAAGAAGGTGCTAGAGCATTAGGTCTTAATGCTGAAACATTTAAAAGACTAAACTCTTATGCCGGGAAGACGTATGATCAACTTATGGCGGATACTGAAAAAAACAGGGAACAGGCCCTCAAAGCCGATAAAGCAGCCGATGACATAGCAAAACTTAGACAAGAAGAAATTGTACTTCAGGCTAATTTTCAAAAAGCATTAGTACCGTTAGCTACTCAATTAATGCCGATGATCACTTCTACTATGAATTTCTTGAACAAAAACTTTGTCACTATCGTAAACCCTGTACTAGAAGGTTTGGGCAGAGGTTTAGGTTGGGTGTATAATAAGATTAAAGCCTGGGTGGATGGCGACGGCATTGAAAAACTAAAAGCACAATTCGAAAAACTAAAAGAACAATTCGAAAAAATAGTCGCTTGGTTTAATAGTCCAGAAGCTAAAAAAATATGGGAAGGCCTTACAAGTTTAGGAAAAGTGGCTGCTTGGGTTGGAAACAATTTAACTGCTTTAGCCATCGGCGTCGGTAGTGTGTGGCTAGCATTTAAGGGTTTTAGTATTATTAAAGGGGTTGTGGATCTATTCAAAATACTTAAAGGAGTGCTTGGCGGTTTTGCAGGATGGGTAAGTAAGCTATTTGGAGGAGGTGCCGCCGCATCAGGTCGAGGAGGTAGTGGCGGACCGGACGGTGGCCCAGGAGCTGCGAATGACAACAAGCCGGGTCGAGGCGGCGCTCCGGGCAGGGGTAGGCTGGGCGGATTGTTAAGAGGCGGTGCAGGGTTATTAGGTCGTCTAGCAGTGCCTTTAGCTGTCGCCGGCTCGCTGTTCCAAGGGTTCTCTGGTTGGAGTGCTGCATCGTCACAAGAAAGACAAGGAACAATTTCAAGAGAAGAAGCTTCACGTAGAAGAGGTCAAGCTGTCGGTGGTACCGCCGGCGGGCTAGGCGGCATGTGGGCCGGTGCGGCAGCCGGGGCCGCTGCAGGTTCAGTCGTTCCGATTGTGGGAACTGCTATCGGCGGATTGCTCGGCGGATTGCTCGGATATGGTATAGGAAATATGGCAGGTAGAGCAGTCGGCGGTGCAGCCGGCGGGGCATTAGCAGGCTCTCCGACGGCCGATGCTAGTAAGAAAAGCACAGAAGCAATTGCTCAACATTCTGAACAAGTGGAAGTTGACACTAAACAACGAAAAGAGAATATTGAACAGAATACAAAAATAGCCAAAGATACAAAAGAACAGATGATCGTGCAGACTGAGCTATTTGGTTTGCTCACTAAGGCTATAAAAGAAACCACTTCTAAGTTTTTACCGTTTAAAATGTCTATTGAAGATATTACTACTCAAATAGG